ATCACATTATATAAGAATTATAATTTTGGTGAACTTCCTAATTATCGATTGGATACTATTGCACAAAAAGAATTGGGTAGAGGTAAGATTGAATACCAAGGTAACTTAGACCAATTATTCTCAGAAGATATTGAGAAATTCATTGAGTATAACTTGGTGGATGTTGAATTGGTTGTGGGGTTTGAAGAAAAGCTTCAATTTATTGATTTGTGTAGAGGTATTTGTCATGTTGGACATGTTCCATATGAAGATTTCGTATATTCATCAAAGTATCTAGAAGGAGCATTACTAACTTACTTAAGAAGAAAAGGTTTAGTTGCACCTAATAAACCTGCAGATAGAAGAGAAAAAATGGAAGCTCTTAAAGCAAATAAACAAGAAAAGTTTATAGGAGCATATGTAAAAGCACCAATCGTTGGTAAATATGATTGGATATATGATTTAGATTTAACTTCTCTATATCCTTCGATTATTATGACTTTGAATATTTCACCTGAATCAAAGATTGGTAAGATTCAAGATTGGGATGTACAGAAATATCTAAATAAAGAAGTTGATACATATCAAATTGATGAAGATACAATTACAAAAGAAAATTTAAAAGAATATTTAGATAAATCTAAATTCTCAATCGCATCTAATGGTGTACTTTATAGAACAGATACCGTAGGATGTATACCTGGTATTCTTGATTTATGGTTTGCAAAGCGAGTTGAGTATAAAAATGAAATGGTAAAATATGGAAAAGCAGGAGATGATGAAAAATATGCCTTCTTTCACAAACGTCAGTTGGTTCAGAAGATTTTACTTAACTCTTTATATGGTGTGCTTGGGCTTCCTGCCTTTAGGTTCTATGATGTTGATAATGCTACCGCTGTTACCACAACGGGACAAACAGTTATTAAATCAACTGCGGATATGGCTAACATCAAGTACAATAAGGAATTGGGTGATCCTGATTTGGATTCTAATATATACATTGACACTGATTCTGTTTTCTTTTCTGCAGTTCCGTTAATGGATAAACGACTTCCTAATTGGAAGAACGAAGAACAAGATGTAATTGCTGGTTATGTAAATGATATAGCAGAAGAGATGCAAGATTACCTTAATGATTTTTATGATATAATGTCTACAAAGATTTTCAATGTAGATAAAGATAAACATAGATTAGAGATTAAGAAAGAATATGTTGCAAAAGCAGGATTGTGGATTGCAAAGAAAAGATATGCACAATGGATTATATCAGATAATGGTGTACCTTGTGATAGATTGGATGTAAAAGGATTGGATGTTAAACGTTCATCATTCCCAAAAGCATTCCAAGAATGTATGGGTAAGGTTTTAATTGATATACTAAGGGGTGTAGGTGAAGAAGAACTTACTAAATATGTGTTGGATTTCAAAAAGAATATGGAAAATAGACCTAACTCTGAAATCGCTAAGAATACAGCAGTAAAGAATCTAAAGAAATATATGCCTAAAGGTAAACGAGTACCATTCACCACAATGAAAGGAACTCCTGCTCACGTAAAAGCAGCAATTGCATACAATGACCTTATAAATCATTTTAAAGTACCATTTAAATATGGACCGATGGTAAATGGAGATAAAGTAAAGTGGGTATATCTTAAAGATAATCCACTAGGATTGGATGGTTTAGCATTTACAGGTTATAATGACCCACCGGAGATTGAAAAATTCATTGAAACGTATATTGACCGTAATAAAATCTTTGAAAGAGAGTTACGATTCAAGTTACAAGATTTCTATGATGCGATTGGTTGGGGTGAAATGATTAGTGAACAAAAGACAGCTGAAAAGTTTTTTAACTTTTAAAATATAATATGAGATTAATATTAGGAGATAGTGTAGATAAATTAAAAGAGTTAGAAGATAATTCAGTAGATAGTATTGTTACAGACCCACCATATGGACTTTCGTTTATGGGTAAAAAATGGGATTATGATGTCCCATCTCAAGAAATCTTTGAGGAATGTTTGAGAGTTCTAAAACCAGGTGGTTATTTATTATCATTCGCTGGAAGTAGAACCTATCATAGAATGGCAGTAAGAGTAGAAGATGCAGGATTTGAAATAAGAGACCAAATAATGTGGATATATGGTAGTGGGTTTCCAAAATCACACAACATAAGTAAGGGGATTGATAAGAGAGGTGGTCAAAACTTATCTTGGTTTATTGATTATGTTTTAGAATTCGCAGAAGAAAAAAACATTTCTAAAAAAGAACTAACAATGTTATTTCCATCAAAAAATGGAAAACCTACTGGTTGGTTATGGAATAAGAAAAACTCACAAGGTATTACATTAGAACAATACAACACCATAAAAGATTTTTTAGATTTGCCATTTGATAGTGTAGAAGAAGCAGAACGAAAAATTATTGGAAAAAAACACGCAGGCATTGGTAGTGGTAAAACTTATGCATTTACTGAAAATAATAGTGGTAATAAAAATACCGAAATTGATATAACTGCTCCATCAACTGATTTAGCAAAACAATGGAATGGTTGGGGAACTGCTCTTAAACCAGCACACGAACCAATAGTAATGGCGAGAAAACCTTTAAGTGAAAAAACAGTAGTAGATAATGTTTTAGAATGGGGAACAGGTGGAATTAATATTGATGAGAGTAGAGTAGAAACTGATGATAATTTGGGTGGTGGTGCAACAAAAGGTTCGGTATTATCAATAGATGGATTTGATAGACCCTGGATGCATGATGAAGAAAAGATGAAGGCGTTTGGTGATAAAATGAAAGAAAAAGTAGAACACGCTCAAACTCTTGGCAGATTTCCTGCAAACATAATCTTTGATGAAGAAGCTGGTAAAATCTTGAATGAACAATCAGCAAATGGTGATGACGAAATTGGTGGAGCATCTCGTTTCTTTTATTGTCCTAAAACATCTAAACGAGATAGAAATGAAGGATTGGATGATTTTGATGATGTAAGTGGTATGCGGACTACTGGTAAGGGGTTAAGTAATGTAGTAAGGAAATGTCCAGAACACAATAAATCAATACCTAGTGGAGTTAGTACCTATGAATGTGGATGTAAATTTGTATTTGATGATAAATTACATATCAAATCCACAAAAAACTTTCATCCTACTGTAAAACCAACAGACCTAATGTTATACCTTATCCGTTTGGTTACTCCAAAAGGTGGAACAACACTTGACCCTTTTATGGGTAGTGGTTCAACTGGTAAAGCAGCAATACGAGGTGGTTTTGATTTTATTGGTATTGAAAGAGAAAAAGAATATATGGAAATTGCAGAAGCAAGAACCCAATACGAAACAGATAATCCTTATAGTGAAGAAAAGGAAGAACGAATACAAATAAATAAAAATGCAAACAAATTTTTCTAAAATAATTAGGATAATTCAAATAAATTTCGTATATTTGTATGACAATATGTCATGTTTAAGTAAAGTGGTATAATAAGTGAACTATAATAATAAATTAAATAAATAGAAATGGCAAAACAATTAAAATTTGATGTACAAGCAAGAGAATCCTTGAAGAATGGATTGGATGTACTTGCAGATGCAGTAAAGGTTACATTAGGACCGAAGGGTAGGAATGTCCTTTTACAGAAAAAACATGGACAACCACATATCACTAAAGATGGTGTATCGGTTGCAAAAGAAATTGAGTTAGAAGATGTGTTTGAAAACATGGGAGCTCAATTAGTTAAAGAAGTTGCATCCAAAACCAACGATGAAGCTGGTGATGGAACAACAACCGCAACAGTTCTTGCTCAAGAGATTGCAAGATTAGGATTTGAAGCAGTTGAAAATGGTTCAAACCCAATGGAACTTAAAAAAGGAATCGAAAGAGCGGTTGGTATTGTAAGTGAGGAACTTGGTAAACAAGCAATTGTTGTAGGTTCTGATTATGATAAGATTAAACAGATTGCTACGATTTCATCAAACAATGATTCTGTAATCGGTGAACTTATTGCTGATGCATTTCAAAAGGTTGGAACTGATGGTGTAATTACAGTAGAAGAATCTAAAGGTATTCAAACTTCTATGGAACTTGTAGAAGGAATGCAATTTGATAAGGGTTACTTATCTGCACACTTTGTAAGTAATACCGAAAAGATGGTATGTGATTTAGAAAATCCATACATTTTACTATATGATGGTAGGTTATCTAATATGAATGATATTTTAACTCTATTAGAAGGGATATCAGGTGAAAGTAAACCAATCTTAATTATTGCTGATGATGTGGAAGGAGAACTCCTTGGAACACTTGTAGTGAATAAGTTAAGAGGAACACTTAAGGTATGTGCAGTTAAATCACCTGCATTTGGTGATAGAAAGAA